GTGTCACCCTCCTGTAGAGCTTCAATAGCTTGCTTTTGTTGAGCTGTACCCTCACGAAGTGCTCTATTGTATGCCTCCATAGGTATCTGAACCTTATCAAAGAATGCCTGCTCCTGCTGCTGAATACGCATCTTTGTAGCAATCTCTGCTACCCTTTGTGCCTCTCTCTCATTTGCTGCCTGTTGTGATGCTTGAACTAATCCCATACCAGTCTGAAGTAGGTTCACTCCAAGACCCACAAACGGTAGTGCTGTACCTGCTGCAGATAATCCTACACCTGACGCATCAGATTTATCCGATGCTGTTTTAGCTGTTGTTGCTGCTGCATCTTTACCCATATCTATATTTTTTTTATGTATTCGTTAATTCCTTTTGCGCTAATAGTGTAGTCAGACGTCTCGTATAGTCTCTTCAAAACTGGCGTACCACTGACCGTCATCACTATCCTAGCACCTATTCCATTCATGTGTGACTCCACCATATCCAGTAGGTACTCTAACGCACCGTTACGCTGTACCTTAGTGCTCTTTTTATTTCCTGTAACAAAACCAATCCAACACAAGTCGGAGTCTCCAAAGTATACAGGTATGGCGTATAGATCCACACCGTCGTTACTAACCACAAACACCCTCTCAGGTAGTGATGTTATAGAGACGACTGGAAAATTCCAGTCCTCCCACCACTCGCAGAGCGTGTCGTAGAAGTCGTACTTACTCTCTAGCCTGTAACTAAACATTGGATTAAATTTCTACAAAGATAAGAAATTTTATGGATAACTTTTAAATATAGATGAAGATATAGAGAATATCTCTGTCCTCGCCTGAGAGTCATTGGTTATCTCAAACTGCATGTAGTATCCACTTGCACCATAAGACTCAGCTATACTATTCTTGATATAAAGCATGAAGTCATTAGCAGATGGTATAGAACCTCCAGCGACAGTTGTATTTATAGTTATTGTGTTACCTGTGGTTCCGACTATATCTCCAACCTTTACAACAGTTCCAGCGTTGTTCTTGTACATAGTGTCTCCTACGCTTATTATGGTTCCTATGTTAAACGTGAACGTCAGAACAACAGCAGCTGGATTGGTTGAGTTTACAGATGAAACAGTACCTACTCCCTGTACTGATCTCATCCTTAGGTCGTTACTTGATATTACAGGACTACCTATGTCGTTACGTCTTATGTATGCAAACCAGTTACCCTCCTTAAGCTCGAACCAGTCCTTGTCTATACTTCCAGTTCCAAGGTCTGTGATGACATTACACGACCACGAATCGTCTCCGTCTATCGATATTGTCTTGAAGTTCTTGACTATGGCCACATCTGGATTGAACACGCTCGTTATGGATGTAGGAGTAAACGAACCATAGAATGTGTTTCTATCTTCATTTGAGTTATGTCTGTACAACTCTCCGTTCTTAAACGTGTAGAAGTAGCTGTTCATGCCGACCATCATCTCAGGGATGAAGGAGTAGAAAGATACCCATCCTGCAACATTTTCACTGTATGTAAGTGTCTTTTCCATGTATTAGTCTAGGGATATAACCTCAACGTGAATCCTTAAATCTTGAGTAGCACCACCTGGCTCCTCTTGTATGTAGTAGAACTGAGTTGTACTAAGCTTCTTAAATGCAGGGCAGTATATCTCCTTATCTCCACTGTAACTACCTAAACTCTCAACATAGAATCTAACGTAATAGTTTATTGATGGCATCGGTGTTGTTAGAGTAACGAGTACACCACTACTTGCAGTACCAACAGCAGAAGCTATATCTCCACTGACAGCTAAACTAGTTCCGTCTGGAACTGGAAGATTAACTCCAGTCATATATCCAACGTAGTTGTTCTGTGTCTGTGCGTAGTCCAGTATTGCAGTCTCTACCTCTCTATGCTCAGTGGCTGTTATATTTGATGCGCTGGCAAGTTTTGTGTTTATCAGTGTTAATACCTGTGAGTAATTCATTTTCTTATGTTTTAGTTTATTGTTGTTGAATAATCTGCTGGTGAGTAATCTTCTGAAGTGTAGTCAGGTTTCCTGTAGTCCCACACCAAGTATAGGTAGTACGGACCTGGACCCTTATCATATGTAAAGTTTGCTCCGTAGTTAAATGAAATCAATGGAGTCGCTGTACTTAGAAGAGGTATAAGTGTCTCAAGGTCTTCCTCTCCATAGTCTACATCAGATGACAGATACTTGAAAGAGTTAACTCCTTCTACAAATATATACGTATCATCGACGTCCTTTTGAGAGTACATTACGACCAAACTCTCGTCGGCAGGTATTGTACCGTTAGACATAAGACCTGTCCTCTGTGCAAACAATGAAACTCCTGTCTCACTAAACGTTATAGGATCCACATTATACGGACTAACGTACTCATCTAAAATCCATCTGTATGAGTTTGTTATAGTCTTACCCTCGTCGTCAGGAGAGCTCAACACTATTCTCTTGACAGTAAGTGTATACGTCTCTGGACAGTTTATTGTTATTGTATAAGAAGCCTCGTCAGGATATATAGTAACTGTTGCCTTATTTGAAGATAGGTCTGCTTTTGTAAAAGATAGAGTACCATCTCCTGAAACAATATCATCTATAACATCGGTACCATTATAATTTATAACAATAGTTCCGTTGCCTACTGTGAAGTTATAGTCTATACTAACAAGACCTATAATGTCTGTAAGCTCTAACTCAAATGAGTACTCAGCACTTGATTCCTGAACAGATATCGTGGTTCCACACGCGTAAGAGTCTAACTGAACAGGAAGTAAGTTTTCATTAAATGAAAGAACATACTCACTCATGTACGGATCATATCCACCAATCTTTTGGTTATAGAACGTATTCTTAAACGAATCCCTAAACCAAGACTTAAGACCTAGTTCAGATATAACAGACACCTGATCGGAGCTTGCTCCATCTCCCTTTAAGTTTATAACTGCCGACCTCTTGATGTCTGTAAAGAAGACGTCGTTACCGTACACAGCAAAGCTCTCAGGGTTGTGGCTAATACCGAACTCCTCTGTCCTTGATATCTGAGTACCAAGTACCTCTGGAATGGATGTAATTGCACCACCACCTGCCGCGTCAGACAGTAAATTCTTTCCAGCAAGCACGTAAGATATCTTATCCTCCTGTAGAGTTAGAATGTCTGTACGTCTAGCGTGCATCTTGTTTATAGGTCCGAACGACTTCTCAAGTGTCTTAAAGTTTGCAAGAGCAAGGTTAAACTCGTTGAGCTTGTTTACATTTGTCTCTGCGTTGTATACTCCACTGTAGGTCATATCTGCGTACCTATGAGCCTCCTTGAAGTCCTCCTGAGATACAGCAGTAACCCTTGAACCTAAGTAGAATGGCATACCAAGCAAGTTATCTCCAATCTTATAGCACTCTGCACCGTTTCCAAACGCGAAGCAGTTGAAGAAGTTTAGGTTGACAAGTGCTGGTGTATTTTCTGTCTGGTAAGTTCCGTCGCTACTCTCGTGAAATCTATTCACAACTCTAAGGGACTGACTACCCTCGTAGAACGTCTCTCCATTAGAGTCAAGACCTTCTGTCTCAAATATGATGTTATCAGGAGCCAATGATATATCTATATAACCATCAGCATTGTTATTATTTCCTCCTAAATTAGGTATATTACTACCCCACATTAGTTTCATTTGACCATTTGTAGTGTTGTATTGAAATTGAAATATATTTTCAAAATATTGAGTAAAAAAGTTAAAAGAAGTAACGTTTACTAAATTTTGGTACTGATAAAATGCTATATTACTAAAAGGATCTTCAAAAGAAATATTCTCTCCAATAACAAAGTCATACATGTTATTGTAGTTTCTATTTGCTATAAAAGGCTTCTCAAATGTGTACTCATACGTAGCTCCTGAATTAAAAATATCACCACCATATCTTATATTGTGAAATCTAAACTTAACTCTACTACCAGCTGGTATAGCTATTGGTCTATACTCTAATGAACCTGGAGTTAAAGGATCGTAATCTGGATTTTCTTCTGAAAGATCAGTAAATCCACCTATAGCTCCAACTGGATATACAGCTTGAATTTCTGTTTCTCTGTGTACAAAAGATGAATCTGTAGTACCAGCTGAAAAATTAGAAGCTCTAAGCTGCATGTATACACCTGGAACCTCAATAACTCCTTCAGCGTCAGGTCCAGATAAAAAATTCTCTAACTGTACTTTTATATCTAGAACCTTTACACGTATAAGATTTGTAAGAGGTCCATTTGAGTCTGCCTTTACAATTAAGAAGTCTCCAACATTAACCTTACTAACATTATTCCCTTCAAGAAGAAACCACGTAGTGTTACTAACTCCGTCTGTGTAGTATATGTTTGAGTATATAATCTCATATTCTGTCTTTGACGGTTTTATAACAAACTTATAGTAGTCTGCCCAAGAAGGAGCAAGAACTCCTGCTGGTATTGTTACGTCTATACTATTCTTATTATCTGATGTATTTGCATTAAAAAATACTGTGTTATTATTAGCAACAAGTGCGGTAGAGCTTCTAAGATACTTATCCATATACACTATCGCAACTTCGTAATCTCTGTTACTGTGCAAGCTCTTAAATGATTCAAGCTTAGAATAAGACGCAGTTGATCCATTATCTTGGAAGTACTCGTACACAACATTTGAAGGGTCTGACTCTTCATAATACTTTGCAGCTAATAATTGTATATAGAAGTATGTATCAGTAATACTGTCCTGACTTATCTTAAATGCTTCATTTAAAGAATCTATTCCAGTTCCAGCCTTATCCCATCCAGCCTTAGGTTCTATGTAGCAGTTAAAGTCATCTGTAAGAGATAGTCCATCTGCACAATCTGCTATTGGCAGTGTAGGTTGTGTTGTTATAGTATTTATAAAAGCGTCTGATGTAATAAGTTCATTAACGCTTGCGTAGTCTTGAGGCAAAACAAATGAAATACCTCCATTAAATAAATTTAAAGGTGAAGTATAGCTTGAGTCATCTCCTTCAAATGAGTTATGATCTATAAATATAGACAAACCTATCCTAGCTCCTTCTGTTAATTCACATCCTGTTAGATCAAACTTTATCTTTGAATTTGTTATAGGTCTAACAACACCTTCTATTAAATAATTACTAGAAAACAACGAAACTGGAATCTCTCTAAACCCAATTTTTTCTGAAACTTTTGTAAGTTTATAGTCAATTGTTGTGTCGATGTCGTATCCGTCTACGTAGTTACCGTAAAATATTCGGTTACCCATGGTAGTCTGAGTCTTGGCAAGTCTTGGTACGTTGTCGAATAATCTTAGGAGCTCGCTCTCGGTAAGGGCAGTGTATATCTTTTGGTTTGTAAAGTTTATACTCTCAATGTCATTATCTAACCATCCCTGGTCGTGCTTGTCGTACTTATCTATTACGTTTACAATGTTTGAGTCAGACAACTTAAAACACAAGTCAATACCGACAACGTTGCTAGGACCAGTGTTAAAACTTACGTTGACACTGTTGTATGAATTAAACATTCCGCTGTTCTCAAAAGTCTCGTAGTTTATACCAAACTCACCAGGTGTGAACGCAATGTCGCTGAACTGAGACAAAGCACTGTACTCACCGTCCTTGTACTTGTACCTATAGGCAAAAGATATGAACTTATCGTCCATAAAGTTTTGACCACCAGACTTCTCAAACATTGATAGCGTTGGTGAGTTTATTGGAGGAGCAACGATAACATTTATGTCGTCCTCTGTTATCTGATCTACACCAGCTATAGGATTTGCGTAGTTTGAATTTATATTTATTCTTCTTGGTGGATTGTAATTATCAGTCCAAAATAAAAGATCATCTATAAGATTTATACCATTTATTAAGTACGTCTGATTAAAGTTAAGTACAGAAGTAGATATGACATGGTACACAAGTACGTTATTACTTGTGTTAAAAGATAGAACAAGATCTACTCCTCTACCTGGATCGCAAACGAACCAGTATATAGTCTCTGTTCCTCCATCCTCGTACACTCCAATACACTTAGCTTCATTAGAAAGAGGTATGTTGTCATACATTAGAGAGGTCAACTTTACGTTCCCCTTTGTGTTCTCTACTGCACCGATACTATTGTTCTCAGTAGATCCCATCCTAATGTTAAGCGCATCTACGTATTGACCAGATGGAAGTATTCTCTCATCATAGTCCTTGTTCATCTTCCCAGCTATAAAGTTTTGACTAGCAGTGTTTGCCATACTATTTAATCCATTTGTCTCGGCCCCTCATGTTCATCAAGAGTCTACCTGGGTGAATATTACTCAATCTTATCTTTGCGTTTCTTAGAAGGGCTGTCTTGTCCTTCTTGGCTCTCTGTACAACGTACTCTTGTATGTTTACCTTTCCATTTAGTATAGCGTACTTGATGTATGCGTACATGAACTCCTCGATTAGTTTATTCACCGTGATCAAAGAGTCGTCTCCGTTCTCCATACCATCAGATATGTACTCAAGTATACACAGCTCGTTAGCCATACCAGAGCTAAAGTTTATAACCCCAGACTTCTTGTCTATTCTGTACGTAGGATTTGCGTTTGCAGTCTCCGTGTTTGCAGTCTCCGTGTTTAGACCAAACCTCGCACCGATGTTATACTCGAAGTACCATGAGTCGTTGTAGCAGTAACCCTCAGATCCACTGAACGGTCCACTGCCGAGGTACATAGTCTTCTGCTTGTCCGTTATCCTGTCATAATCAATGATAGAGGTCCCCTCAAGTACATTTCCATCCTGATCAAATAGTACACGACAGTTATTGTCTTGAAGGTAACTGTTACTATAATTCGTCTGAATATTTTCTGTAAGCGGTCTAAGAACTCCATCCTTGTACAAAGAGATTCTGACATAGTTAACGTAGTTGTTTGGTAGGACAAATTTTAAGTCGTCGCATATACTGAACTCTAGTACCTTAATCTCCTTAAGCGCGTCGTAGTTTATCTCCTGAATTGCTCTCTTTGCGTAAAACAGAACGTCGTACACGTTGACGTTATTTATAAGCTTGTCGTTCCCGACGTACATCAACATAAAGTTATTCACTATGTCCTGTAGAGAGACGTACTGGTACGATCCCCAGTTCTCAGACTCGTTAGTCGCTCCTGAGTTCTCGTAGTATTGGTATCCTGTTAAGTATGCCATTATCCTTCTTGTTGTTTATTTTTCATTTCCTCTTGGTTCCCGAACGTGTATAGGTCACCCTCTCTTATAGACATACCCGCGTACTGTAGTATCTTAGCCACCAAAAGAGGCTCGTCAGTGTATGGAAGCTCAAAGTCTTGGTAGTCAGTTGCGTTCTGAAAAAACACAGGCTCTCCTCCAGACAAAGATATGTATGTCCACTTAGGATCAGCTGGTACCCTGATGTACTGAGCCTTTATGTTTGTCTGTATCGTGCTTGGGTACACCGTTATACTATCACCCTCAAGCGTGTACGAAGGGTAAAGCACAGAAGGTGACGTCAGGTTAGATGACAGAAGGTTCAATACCTTGTTCTGAGAAACCTTTCCTACCTCCTTTGTGTTGTTGTATCGTATCGTATTTAGGTAGTAATAGTCGCTAGGAAGAGCGAACTCACCTGCGGAATACGTAAGTGCAACCGTACTAGAGAAAGTCTCTATTACCTCCTCTAAGTTCTTAACGATATTTGCGTAAGAACTATTTGAAGCTCTATTGTTTTGTCTAATTATCCAGTTGTTGTACTGGTAGAAGTAATCCTCAAATATATCTAACTGAGCCTGTTTAGCGTACAAGTTGAAGTCCTCAGGTGTAATATACCCAAAGTTATTCTTGTTAGCCACAGACATTACGGTAGATCTCACCGAATTTATCATGCTCAAAAACTTTTTACAAAGATAGCAAAAAAAAAGCACTCCGTTCAGAAGTGCTTCTTGTTCACGTTTTCGTGAACGTTCAAATATAATGAACGCTACTGCAACTTATTCTCTAACAGTCGAAGTACCTCGATACCCTCGTCCGTCTGTAGATAAGATGCCAATATGTAGTTACTGTCCTCTCCATAAGGAACGGTCAATAATTTTTTCTTATTTTGTGGGAGATTGAAGTAGATATCTCTACCCTTGTTCTTCAGTCTCAACAAATCATTCTCGAAGAACTTAGCGCAGGTATTCTGCAACTGAAGCATAGGATCGTTCAACATCTCTAAGAACGTGATAGGATTCTTCTTGGCGTACACCAAGACATCTCTCTTAAGTTCAGATGTAGACATTCTATCGATCTTAGATCCAAGCAATACCCTGGCCACAGACTCAAGCATATCTAAGCTTAAATCCCTTGCTGTGATCTGTGCATCTAACTCATTTGATAGTCTATCAACTTCAGACGTTGCGTCCTTTTCAATGTTTACCTCCTCGAAAACATTCCCATTATCTGGGTGTAACGATAAGAACTCCTGAAGTACAGGATTATTCTGAGGAACAGAAAGAGCACCATCTGTAAATACTATTGGTTCTAAAATAAAGTTTCCGTCCTGCTCATCCTCGAAGGGTGATTTCTGGTTTCTTGCGTATCTTAACGCTCTGTTTGTCTTTCCGTCAAAGTAGAATAACGGGTAACGACTTGAATTTCTTGAAGCCAACATAAAGGATAGTGGCTTACTCTTACTCGTTAGGACATAGATCTTGTCCGTTGGTGTAGCCTTTGCTTTCATTTGATATGATTTAAAATGTAACGTCTGTCTTCAGTCTCAGATGCACGGTAACGAACGTGTAAGAACGGACGTTTAGCGTTTTTACCTAAAACTTGATCGTAAACTGTAGTAGATCCAGCAGGAACTAACACACCATTGATAGCACCACCAACGATTCCACCACGTAAAGCAGCGTCGTTTAAGTACTTCCAGTCAGTCTTGTAGAAATCATAACCTCTACGGAATCCTGAGAAACCTAAGTTCAAGGCCATGTCCTTGTCGTTATCAAACAAACCGTATGATGTACCATTAGCTCCGTAAGAGTTTTGTGATGCCAACATATCGTCGATGTCGAAAGAGAACTGACGGTTGATGAACAATACGTTCTCGTCGATAGCTCCTTGTTTGTCTAAACGTTGGATGATAGCGTCGAAGTCAGCCAATGTAGTTGGGTTACCACCAGACCAAACGTTACCACGGTTGTTAACAACGTAGAATAAACCTTCAGATCCTTTGTTTCCAACTTCTCCAGTAGTAGCAATAGCTCCAGAACCAGCCTCAGCAGGCACAGCCTCGATCATTGCCATCTCCAAGTAGTC